ATTTCGGTCGTGGGCCAGACCGTCACGGTATTCGTGCTACCTGACTTGACAACTTCCACTCGCGTGGGCGGCCAGGGGGTGGCAGCTTTCGCGGTGCTGGTCACGGAGATCGGGGTCGCCGCGGCGGCGCCGATTCGCTGTGTGTTAAAGGACGGCAGCAGTTTCAGATAGAACGATGACGCCGCGATCCCCGTCAGCACGTTGTTCTGCAGTTCCGTCAGCCAGATCGTGGCGCCGGCGGCATGGGTCTGGATCGGCGTATTCAGGATACCCCGGATACATCCCGTCAGGACGTACGAGGAGCCCGCTCCCGGCGTCACGGTCTGGAACGCAATGATCTCGTCGTCGATTACCGCGAACCGCGTCTGGGCGAATAGAGCCGTCCTGGAGATCGTGTCGAACGTCGGGTCGTCCCGGGTCGGGGTGAACTGGATCCCAGTGAGGTCGTCGATCGAGAGCGTGGTGTCCGGATATTCGGCGTCGAGGACCCCGTGCTGGCTGAATGTCGTGTATTCCGTGACCAGAGTGTAATCGGACCCATCGAACGAGATCATCGACGCGAAGCTGGTCTCCACCCCGGCGCGGGCCGCGAGCAACAGATACGCGGGGTCCTTGCCGGTGTGTGAATTGTACGGCAACTCGAAGACATCCTGGTAGGACAACGCGACCGGTGCGTACGACGGCGTCGACCACGAACTCTCGCCGCCCTCCGCGTAGTTCGTGTCCATCGCGACGTCCTCCGACGCCTGGACGAACTTGAAGTCGAGATCGTTGCCGTCGTCGTCCGGGTGCCGCTTCTCGTGGCACCGGTACCGCTCCGCGCTGAGCCCGTACCGGGAATGCGTGACCGTCACGACGTCCCCCTCGTTGACTACCGAATACGCGGGCCCAAGGGTCGCGTCGATCTGTCCCTCCGGGTAACTCCGCACCTCCATCATCTCGTGGATCCGCTTCGAGGCCGTCGTGCCATCGCGGAAGATCAGGAGGTCGGCATCGAATGGTCGGTTGTATCCCAGCAACCGGCGGACGGCGCCTTGCTTCGCGCGGACGGTCCGCTCGCTGTAATCCTGGTCCTCGTCCCGGAACTTCCCCGTGTAGGACGTGTACGACTGAGTGTACATCCGGCGTTTGAACTTGATCGCCTTGAACGCGGTCTCCGGGATCGCCTTGACTGCCGCTTCCCCCGGGACGAACGCCTTCAGGTAGTATCGGTCGTCCGACCCTTGCCGGAATGCCCCACCGAGGGTCTTGAGCAGATCATTGATGTGCTCGCGGGTATCCTGCCGCGTGGTCAAGGCGATATTCACGCCGTACCCCCGGGCGTACCAGTAATCCGCCGCAGCCTGAAATGACGTGAGGTCGATGTCTCCAGGGGAGATATCCGATTCCACGCACAGGTCGTAGACGAATGCTGCCGGGTTGCATCCGTTCGCTAGGTTCGCGTACGTCAACGGGGCGGTCGACTGAACGTCGACGACGAGGTGGATCGTTGGGACTTGCGTCGTGTTGATCCCGAGGAAGTACCGGTCGAGGAAGAGGTGCGCGACGCCGGTCAATGGCGAGGCGAAGACCCCGGGTTCCGTCGGATAGGTGCCGTCGTTCCCGTCATTGAATTCGTACGACCCGAGGTCCGCGAGGTCATGATAGACGTCGTTGATGTAGGCGCCGACGAGCGACACGCCCGGGCCTTGGCAGACGGCGTACCAGAGATCGAGCCAGTATTGGAATCCCGCGCTCGCACCGCCGCCCATGAACCCCTTCCCACCGGCCGCAGCTTTCGCTTCCTTCGTTTCGAGGTTCCCGTACCAGAGGATGTGCAGGGGAATCCGAACGCGGCCACGGACGAAGGGAATCGGTGTACCTTCCTGCGCCTGCGTCGCGCCGAATGAGTCGAGCGTCGCGGGTTTAAGTTGGCTCCCCTTCCCCCGGCCTAACAACGATGCGCCGATCATCGCGCCGCCGACCAACGCGCCCGCCGCGAGTGCGAGACCGAAACCCATTAGGTTGTCCTCATGATTCTAAAGACGTGACGGAGCCGGCGGGACCAGCAATCGCCGAATTGGAAAACTTGCACGCCGCGCCCCGGTGCGCAATGCGCCATCCGCGCACGTTGGATCAGAACGCCGGCGTGGTTCGAGATCGAGGGCCGGGTCGCGCACGTAGCGAACGCGAGAAAATCCCCCCGGATGACGGGCGCCGTCGGCGGGAGTTGACGGATCGCGAACCCGGGCGCCGCGTGGTCGGCGAAGTGCGTGTACAGATTATCGACGATCATGTCGCGGTCGGCGGTCGAGAACCAGTCCTTGGGATAATAGTCATAGACGATATCAGACAAGATCCCGGCGTTCTTCAGGCACGCCCCCAGGAAGAGCGAGCAATCAGCGCCGCGCCCCTTGACCATCGTGTTATGCCGGTATGGTGTCCCGATCCACGAACCGACTTCATCTCGGAACTGGACCCAAAGCGTGGGATCCGCGAAGGCGGGTCTCATTCGTCGATCCCCCAGACAGTCGGATTATGGCTCGGAATATACGGCATTGCGAGGAGGTGGTTCAAGTTGTTGAACTTGTCGATGCAGGTCTGCGGGTTGCCGTCACAACCGGGGAACAGGAATACCTCCGTGCTGTTCACGAAGTCCGGACTGAAGGCCGTATGGATCGTCAACGTCGACCCGGTATGGTTCGTGATGAGCCGGTAATCGGTCCCCCACTGGAGGACGCCCATGCTGAAGTAGTCATTGTCGAATGCGCTCGCGTCGGCGGACGTCAAGGTCCGGTTGCTCACGGTGTCGATCGTGACGGTCTCGCGGAATGCGAGTTGAGAGAGCAAACACCGCGAGTCGAAGACGTCGTGGTTGCAAAATGACTGCATGACGAACCGTGGGATCTGCGTCCGCATCTTCCGGGATCCCGATTCGCATGAGGACGTAGCCGTATTCCCGACGGCCGAGATGTCGAGCACCTCGCCTTTGAAGAACAACGCGAAGGCCGTCAAGTCCGTTGCGACTGCCCGGTAGATCTGGATCTGGATCGGTTCGATCGGATGGTTCGCGATGTACGTCAAGAACCGCGGGGTCAGGAGTGCCTCGATCGTGACGCGGACCGTGCCGAATTCAAGGTTCGTCGTGAACCCGCTCCGTTTTATCGGGCGGCGCCGGAATGTATGACCTAGGAAACTTATCGACGTCGGCCATGAGGTCACGTAGTCGTGGACTCCGCCGGCTGTGAACCAGTACAAGTCGCAGACCCCCTCTTGTTGGGTCGCTGCTTGGTTGCTGTCGAACGTCATCTATATCTCCGAGTATTCGTTCACGAGTTCCACGAACGGGAATTCAATCTCGCTCACAGTGTCAGACTGAATCTGCTGCGTCATCTCGTCGTCGTCGAACCGGGCCAGGAGGAACCGACCGATCCGGGCGTGGTTCAAGGTAGTCAAGTCGCGGTCGAGGGGCGTCGAGATCGTGACCGTGATGTCGTCGGTCCCGGAGTTGTAGACGACCTGCGTCACGCGGCGGGAGAGAATGTCGCCCGTGTTCATGATGACGTAGATCCGTTCGTATCCCTGGTACTGGATGTTCGATCGGTTGGGTTCGCAGGTCAGCGCCGTCGAACCATTCAACGAGGTGGACTTGAGGAAGAAATGGGTTTTCGGATGGGCGATGAAGAACCGCTTATTCCGACCCCGGCGCCCGTTGAAGAAATCGAGCAGTTCGTATTCCTCGGCCTTCGTTACAACCTGGAAGCCAGCGCGGAACGCGATCGGGGAGTCTGCGGTGATCTGGTCGATCTGCTGCGACGTCGCGCGGTACTGCGTGATGATCCGCGAGATCGAGATCGACGTCTCCGGGAGCCGGGACCACGATGGCTCCTGCGGGAAGACGACCTCCGATCCGATGTCCTGGTAGTCGTCAGCCATGATCTACCCCACGTACTCCACGTATTCCACCTCGACGACGTCGGTCGTGTCGGACTGCGGCGTGATCCGTATGGACTGTACGAACCCCATGACTACCGGGTAAACGTATGTCGAACTCACGTCGAAAGTATCCTGGATCGCGACGGTCGTCTCGATGTGCGTCGTGTCCGTGATCGCGTCGATCTCCTTGACCTCGGCCAGGAGGGACGCGTGATCGAGGATCGCGACGTGCGTCGCTCGGTTCTGGAGATTCCATAGATACTGATTAGAACCGCTGGTCGTGATCGTCGTTCCCGCGACGGTCAAGTCCGTCGGGATCATCTTCTCGTTGTAGATCGGGATGGCGAACAACTTGTCCTTGCCGTACAACATCCAGTTGAAGAAATCCGCCGCGGATTCCTGATCCATATGATAGGAAACGCGGACCGTGCGCCAGGACAAGGGGCTCTTCGGCCGGCGCTGTTCGACGAAGTACTCGTTCTCGAACATGACCGTCGCCCAGGCGTAACTGATCCGGATCCCGGAATTCCAGTCGGGGTCCGGCGCCATCGACAGCACACGTAGCGCAGTGATGTCGACTTCGTACGGTTCGCCGTCGATCGTCAACGTGTAGGTGGAATTCTGCTGGGGTTCCCCCTCCGCGGTGATCGCGACTTCGACGGTGAGTTCCCCGAACGTCGCGAGCGAGAACGGGAGTGACGGGGCGTCAGTCGAGATCCCCGTCGTTGTCCCCGTCAGGTCGATGGACGTGATCGTGACTGGTTTCGAGAGCCACGCGTTCCAGACATAGAACGAATCGGTGCTGTCCTCGGTCAGGAACCCGAAGTCGATCTCGGTCGGCACGACCCAGATCCGATCGAAGTAATTCTCGTCCCCGAAACTGTGAGCGTCGAACGCGTGGTATTCGACCCCCGAGATCACGTATCCGCGGAAATGCGGGAGAAGGTACGTCAAGACGGCCAGGTATGCGGCGTCCTTCCCGTCGGCGAGTCCGAGATCCCGATCGCCGTCCGTGGACACCTGCGTCGTCGGCGCCGCGCCGATCCGTTCCGGGGCGTCCTCGGGGAATACTCGGTAAGTCGCCATTATGCGATCCGGATCATCATGCCGTAGGTGTACGAGGTCAGAAGCGCCGGGAACGCCAAGAAACTTTCCGCGCTGTAGTCCACCTGGGATCCCGGAGCCAGGCCCGAATAGACGCAGTAATAGACCGGCAACGTCGCGGCGGGATACCACGTCCCCGTCGCTGCGTCGCGGAGGAAGATCGTCGGCTTTACCAAGGTTCGGGCGTTCGTGAAGCCGTTCATCGCGAGCACGTTGTCCAGTTGGTTGAACTCGCCGGCGATCGCCGTCCGTTGGATCCGCATATTCGACTTGACGTGCGTCGTGTCCCGCGCGGCACCATCCCACCAGGCGATGTTCCCGGCGCCCACGCTCGGATTCCACCCGAAGCAGTTCCACCAATGCGCGGCGTTCGCGGTGAGCGTCGTCCACGAGTACGTCGGGGATTCGGCCGGCATGTAGTGGGGTTGCCAAACGAATTGGATGTCCTCGGTCTGGAGACCGGATTCGAGATCGGGCAGCCCGAATGCGAACGAGATGAATTCCGTCGTGGACACCTGGAGGACGACGAGGAAGAACCGGGCATTCGCGAAGAACCATGCCTGCGTGAAACTACCATGCGGGATCGAGATCCGATTGTAGGTGGCGTCTTGCCATGCGTTCTGGAGGTAAGGGTTCGTGCCCACGGTATCGTCGACAGCCGGGTCCGTCGGGTCGATCGGGGAGAAATAGAACGTGTCGTCAGTCGCGTCCAGGGGGTCGACGAGCATGCGGATCCGGAGGGTCTGAGTTCCGTACCCGGTGGAACTGACGTCGAAGAAATCCTGGTCCCCGACGTGCGCCCAGGAATAGGTGCCGTCGCCATCCGATTCCCAGGCCTTCGATTGCTGATAATCCTCCGAGACCCACCCCAGGCCAGTGAGGAACGTGCGCAGTTTCCCGAGCATGTCCACCGTGCCAGCGACACTCGTGTGTGTTTCGTAACTGAGCAAAGACATTGCGGATCCTTATGGGGCCGTAGTTGTTGTCGACGAACTGGTCGAGGTCGAGGTCGAGGTTGACGAACTCGAACTCGAACTTGAGGTCGACGAAC